AGCAACCTCTTCTCGGGCTGCCGTGCCCATCCTTCGACCGGCATACTGCTCGCGGACCAGCGACCGTTCATCTTGTAGCTTCTTGATCCGCTCTCGGGAGCCTACGTTTTCCAGCTTTTGAAGCAGATTGAGCTGCTGCTGAATATAGGTATTCTGCCTTTTGAGATCATCGGGATATGCCTCAGCAGCATCCCGTCGTAGATCGTTGAATTGTGACCACCCCGCATTAAGCTGCTGCAACGACTGGATATGCTCTCGCATACCCTCGTTCCCAGTAGTCTGGGTAGCTATCTGAATTCCTATGCGGTTATCAACCATTCAATCCCTTTGATCATTGCGGTTTAAGGTGTTTAGGGAGCTCAATACCGAGTTCTTCTCTCACGGTTTGAGCAAAGTCGTCATCGCGGTACACGGTCTGATCGGAGTCCTCTTCAGGCATCTTCATTTCAGCACCGCACTGCGGGCAGGTCTTCGCCGTCAGGTGATGAGGCGACCCTTCATAACCACAGTCATCACAATGAGCTGTGAGGGCCTTGCGTCTTGCCTCAAGCTGGCGGTCTAACTCCTGATGAATATAGAATTCGAGGTGAATCCCTTCATCTGTCATGTCCAAATAGCGTTGATCGGTCGGCGGAAGGTTGAATCTCCGCCTGAACCATAGCCGAGCCGCGTCAGTTTCAAGGAGCGATAACGCCTCAGCTTTGATCCTCTCCGTCGCCATCGCCGGGGTCTGGAGCGGCATCTGGCTTTGTCCGGCGAAACAACCCGGACTTTTCAGTCCACGCCTTCCAGAGCTCGTCAAACTCCTCGGACATCAATGCGTCACAGCCCATCCAGTCCTCCGGGTATTTTATGATCCTACCTTGCATCTCGCTGGACCTAAAGATAGTCAACGCCGCATTCACCTCTGCGGGATTGGGCGATTCCACCATCTGACCATACATCCCATTGGACACTGTGGACCGATGAGCTGCAATCTGATTTTGCTCCCCTATGGCGAGTATATTTTTGAAAGTGAATTCACCAAAAGATACCTTCACCGAACAGGTTTTATCCATTCCGATCATCCCCTATTTTTGATTGTTGTCCTACGGCGAATCTTGTGGATCGCCGTACATACCGGAACCGCTCCGTTGGGAGATAGCGTTCTCGCCTACAGTCAGGCTTGTGCCGCCAATCTTACAGCCGGAGATGGTTGCGATATTTTCACTGGTGTACTTATCCTGAATAACGAGTGTGAAACCTATTTGCGTGAGGATCGACTTGACGATCTGCTTGACCGTTTTGCCAGCCCTCTCACCGAGCATTAGGTCAGCGACAGTGCTCTCGGTCAGGACAAGTGCCGTGAAATTGAAATTACCAGAAAAGCGCAGGGCTACGATCTCGTAAGGTTCCATCTGCCCGATGGCATAAGCCCCCTGAAGCCCGTAGTCTTCATTCTCGGTGATGGTGTTCATTACACCAATCTTTTTAGCACCGAAGAAAACCAGCACTCTGGCACCGTGTACTATTTTCTTAGCCATGTGAATAGTCTCCTAAATTTTCCGGGGGTTTTACAGGACCGCCACGGTTTCGATTAAGAAATAATTGAAGGGGTTATTCAGTCGAATAGACACCTTCACACTCCAGCCGTCCGCCTCTCGTGTGGCGGCAACGCTTTCCCATGCCGGGAGTACATTGTCAGGATCGGAGTCGTTTTCGGCCAGAACCCCCTCAGCTTCCTTGGCCTTGCAGTGGGCCTCAACAAAGGCGACTATTGTAGCCCGTCCAACTCCCACAGTCCCCCCGATGAATTCCCGTTCTGCGGCCACGACCAGTTCTTTATTGAACTGCCCAGCGGAACGATTGAGCGAAATCTCGGGGGATGCGGCAACACCGGCGTCCCATAGATTCAGATTGTTCTGTAGAGTGCATACGCCATGATTCACCAGCAGCCCGATTCCGTCCATGTTGCGCGGTGCGAGTACACCTCCACGGATCATCTGTTCCCGCTGAGCCTTGGTGAATTCATACTGCAATCCCTGAGCACTGAATACCTTGTGAGTCAGAGGTTCCTGAACCGGCAGTCCAGCGGCCAATCCGGCGCACTTCGCGGCAAACCATTTCGGCGCAAGGGCCTCCACCCCCGAGCCATTTTCCGCAAAGTCGTCAATACCGCAGGCTACCAAAGCACCATAGGCAGTATTCATCAGCTTCCCCCCGGCCAGCGTCGTAGACACGGCCAGGGCAGCTGTGGCCTGAGTCGCCAGCCCGAAGAAGCCCATGCGGAAATACTGATTCGTCTGACAGTGAGCTGTGACCAGTGCATGATCTGCCGCTGTCTCGGAGTCAATCCAGATTATCTGACAGTTGGCCTCCTCTATCAGCGTCAGGGCGGCAGCGATGGCCGCCGTATCCATGCTGGCAGCTGTACCCCCGGCCAGGAAGGCCCATGTAGTCTGATTGCTTATCTGGGTACCGTCAACTTCGACCGTTCCATCCACAAAGGCGCTGAGATTATCCAGCGCATGTTTGCAGATATGCGGATAGGCTTGTAGGTTCAATGCTGCTGTCTTCGCATCGCCCTCCGCCAGCGTATTCAGATTGGTGCTGTTGAGGGTACCAATCCCCGCCGGTGCGAGGCTGAAGATCGAACACTCCCAGTCGGCCAGGGCATCGATGGCGGCCACTACCTTGGAGATATTGTTGTAATCGGATAGAGCGAAGTCGAAATCGAACTCCGTTACCTCTGATGCGAGGTCCCCCGCTTGGCCAATGATGTGATTCCCCGCCGTTATTTCCAATAGACCGGAAGTTTCCGCTCCTACATACTGGATCGTGGCAGCCAGATCAAGGTTATCAAAGACCTCCGTTTCGCCCTGATAGTCAACGCTGATCTTGTTCGAGTTGGCGGTGGTACCGTCCTCGATCTTGATCTTGATACCATTGGGCCACGTGCCGTAATCCTTCGATACGATCTTCGCGCTGGTCCCGTCGTGCTCGGCGGTAGTGGATGTTTGTGCGCGGACGAATCCGCAATATGGTGCGCCGCTATGCTGTGGAGAGGGATTGAAAATGAATCCCATCGCTCTCAGGGCATCACCGCCCCGGAGAACATCCTTAGCGCCCGACTTGTCGGTAAACCAGTGAACCTCGCTGGGGGCACCCCCCTCGCTTTCACCGATTACGATCACCCGGCCAGTGGCCAGGGGGTTTGCCCGTGGGGTGATCCCGACAGTGAGCTTGCTTTTTGCCTGCGGCTCAATCAGAATTTGATTTCCAAATTTCCGTTGGCTCATAATTCGCTCCTTATGACTTTAAGTATTCATCGATGAGTTTATCCCATTCGGAAAATGTCCGGGACCTCAGCGGCTCCTGCTTCACCGTCTTCATCCAGACCCTGAAGCCTTGCTCCAGGACGGATGTTACTTCGACTCGATCAGTGGTAGCCCGATACTCCGAAAATGAGATCAATAGCTTTGAGTCCTGCTGGGCCGCTGGTTTCATGGCAACTTTTTTGCCTCCGCCAGTTTTCTTCGGAGTGGCCTTTGAAGTTGGCTCCGCTGCTGCGGTGGCCGCCTCGCTGGCTGTACCAAGTTGCTGCTGTCCCTTTGTATCATCGTTTTCTACCATGCTTCTGTCCCCTAATTTTGAGGTAGACCTTCACCCTCCAGCCATGAAGCCAGAGTGGATTGCATTTTTACCTCTGTGGCGATAGCGCAGGAGATAATCATCATCCCCCCCACTTGGACCCTATCCCTAACCGCCTCATTGATAACGTCTCCCTCGATTACAATATTTGTGTAGGCCATATCGCCCCCCTCCTCTGTATGGAGGTATCGGTCGATAAATTCTTTGGACTCGCGGAACATATTGGTGATCGTATCCCGGCGGATTGCGTTCGGGTCTTCCCAGACCACCTGAATATTATCCATCTCCAGACTGCCATATACGGCTTTGAGGTCCGCCGCTGTTGACTGGAATTGGCCAATGTATCTATGGAGCACTTGCCCACCTACGCGAGTCACATAGATCGTGGGTGTCTGCATCCCCGGAAGTGCATATTCACGCATCAATTGATAGTGTTGATCCTTGATCATGCCATAGGCTTTCATCACCCGTTCCACCAAAGCCAGAACAATAACCTTGGCATCGATAATTTTGGTTTCGACCGTGGCGTTGGCCGTGGCGTTGGCCCCTGCGATGGTCGATACCGCGTCATCGCTGCTGTCCTGCAATACGAGCTGATAATAATACTGCTTGGAGTTTTCGACCGCATAATCCGAGAGGCCGTGAAGGTCCCCCTCATATTGAACATTATCAACGGTCTCCACCGTGATGTCCGATGGTAGACTGGCCGGATCAGCAAAATAGTTGTCGATCTCTCCCTGAGTTACATCCGATCCCTGCCTGCGAAATACAACAATGCGCCACCCCTCGGGCATAGTCAGAGGAAGTGTCCATACCAGCTCGATTTCCTGCCCGAGCGGGTGGGCATTGGCTATAAAGTTCGTCAGTGGATCAGGAGAGGGCATTGGTTATTTCTTTTTAAGCTGCTTCTCCAGCTCCTCTAACCAAATATCATCGACCTTGGTTTTAGTGCTGAGGACAAATTTCTTTGCCACCAGGAGAAAGATTTTCTTCAAAACCGCCTCACTGACCAGCGTCTTCAGGGCCAGCACCATGAGGGTGCGAAGCCCCGGAACAGCGAATGCACCAAGTGTGATCCCTATCATTGCTACGATGGTTCCCCATCGATCCGTGAACCATGTCCAGACTGTTCCATCAGCCCCGAGCAACATTACCGGCACTAGGATCACCAGTAACCCTATTAGATAGAATCGCTTCATCTTACGGTCCTCCCGTTGTTGTTAGTCCTGCCAGCAGTAGATTTACCACAAGGGTCACTACGCCGGTTCCAATCAAAATTATCAACCCCAACCATAGCCGGGACATCTCGGCTTCCTTCGCAGTGCGGAATGCCGTATTGGATTTGTGATCCCCAGCATTAAAATCCTCCAGCTCCTCTACTGCTTTGAGCAGGCTGCCCTTCATGCCGGTGTCGTTGGGATCGAAGGGGTCCCCGCTGATCATTTTGCAAAGGGCGTCAACCCCCTCCCCTTGCTTCTCAATCGCATCAAATAGCTGCTTGATTAAGTCCGATTCCGTTGGCGGTGCCAAGGTGCTGCTCCAATTTATGTTTGGTTGCTGTGACTCGGGCCACGGAATTGTTCACCATCGTAAGATTGTGCATCAGGATCAGCAGGCGCTCTACCCTGCTGACAAAATAGTCCCCCCGGCCACGGATCGGCTTCTGGAAATAATCAATGCCGGGATACTTGCCGCACAGCCGCTTTTTCCCGCCGGGCTTGGAAATGAATATCATTGGGGTGTCCCCATAGTCATCGATGCCGCCCAGAGCTGATGCGGTGTCAAGGCCATCGATGTCTGGTAGCCCCAGATCGATAATAAATAAATCGTATTGCATCCTGCTGGCATGATCGATTGCCGCATGAGCATGGGGCACTCGATCCACGCGCACCCCCGGCAGCTTCGTGCTCAGCAGTTGGGACAGGACCTGCCGGGATGGCTGGTCCCCGTCTACGATCAATACATTGCCACCTACTTGGTTCATTGCTGCGCCGTCCTGTTCGCTGCGCTGCGGAATTTTGCTACCGTGCCCTTACCGCCCGCATTGTAATACTTCAGCCAGTATCTGGCTTGCGCGGGTACATTCTCATGGGGCGGTATTGGACGGGGTACGGGGCGATACTTCATCCTGCATAAAGCAATATTCAAAAGCATATTGCCTTGAAGTTGCAGGTCCATCAATTTCATTTCCTCCGGGGTATCGTCATTGATCATGGATAGATCGCATAGGCATACCGCCTCAATGTCCTCTCTCAATGAACGGCGATAAGCCAGATAATCGTTGATGACCGACCGGGCCACCCACGGCTCGAACTGGGCGATCCCACGGGCCACTCCGATCCGGCCACCACTCTTTTTCTGCCGGAGATGAAAATTGTTGCCAATCAGACCTTCGCATACGATTGTCCGCAGGACCAGCTCCACAGCATCCTTGGACGCCATGCTTTTGCCATTCCTTGCACCGGCGGCCAGTCCTTCCAGCACTGACTTAACCATGTACCGGAGATCGTCTACTTGAATCCCTGTATTGCTCATTTAATTATGACTGCCTTTCTCTTCCGGTCCAATACATGATTTCGAGATATTGGGCCGCCGTGGGTGACGAGAAATAGATCGTCCGGTCGATCAGTTCCGTAATGTCGTGCTCATTCCACTCATCAGCTGCAAACATGGTGTAATACGGATAATCGGTCTCATCCTTCAGGTCTGCATCTGTGTAAGTATCGGTCACTGCCCCATCATCCAGGTCGGTAGTACCGGGATCGAATACTCCGGTATCACTGATTGCAGTCACTACCCCTAACCGGGCTTTATCCTTCGCCACTGCGGGGATCGCTGCA